CCTGGATCGATTACGACGCAGATGGCAATCAAATTTTTGAGGATGAGATGGGCAACCAGTTCCATGCTCCGGGGCGTCGTGCCCTGCGTAATGCCGCGAAGCGCTATCAGGCGCTCTACGGCAACAACGATTCTCGCAGTGAAGAGGAACTTGTTGACTCTTTGAGATCGCACCTCCGCTCGCATGCCGCGTTTAATACCCGTGGAGAGCGACAGGAGATGTATGACAAGTTCACTCAAGCTGATGTCGACCGCTGGCTCGCCGGTGGTCAGGGCGCAGTGAAGGAAGAGAGCTTGAAGGAGAGCCTCGCCGAGTGGCAGGCCAAGGTCCGCGCAATGAATGAATATGTCGTTGCTAGGGCCAAGGCGCTGTATCATGGCCTGGTCCTCGAACCTGCCTCTCAACACCTCACCGTGGCGCAATTGGCAGACACGAACATCATTGAACTTCCTCCTGGATTCGTCGTAATTGACATGGAGTCCAAGAAGGAGGTTTCGACCGTCGTGGCTCCGCCATGCGTCCCCGCTCGCGCCTCCCTTGTGATTCTCCCCGAGAGCAACGCCGCTCCGAACGGCACTGCTGGGGATGCTCCCGCCGCGGGTCTGTCGAAAAACGCCCGCAAGAAACAACGTAAGCGTGAGCGCGCCGACGCCGAGAAGGCTTCGGAGGAGAAATCCCAAGCGCCCCCCACTTTCGTGGTTGAAGGGAAGCAATATGTGTCCGTTGACAACCTGTGCACGAAGCCGGGTTGCTCGCAGGTAGGATGTGACAAGTTCCACTCTGCGACGCGCGCTGCGAAGGGCGCGATCAATGGAGCGAAGAAAGGCGCAGCCAAGTTATCGACTGGCTGCTTCTTCTGCCGCGACGAGAAGGCTGATCATACGGCCGCGACGTGCCCTGTTCTCGCGCAAGCGACATGCAGTGCGTGTCAAAAGAAGGGCCATACGGCCAAGTGGGCTCACTGTCCTGCGAAGGCAGCTGCTGCCTCTTCTTCGTCGTCGGCTTCATCGTCGAACACTGTGAGCACGGAAGCCGTGCTCTCATCTGGTCCCCTCTACAAGACTGAATCCATTACGCAGGCTGAAAAGTGCCTGGGATGGGTGAGGACTGACAAGTCAGGGGGGTGCAACGTCGCGTCGTGTCTGAACGGCTTCGTCACTATGAAGCACGTGTTCGGCACGGAGGCTGTTGAGCCTGAAGCCGTTGCTACGTTCACTATTGGTGGTCTTACCTTCACTCGCAAGTACTCGGACGCGGTGCACATCGGAAACGATTTGCTCTGGTTCAAGAGAACTGGCGACCTCGCGGCGGTTACCTGGCCCACGTTGCATTCGTGTGCCAAGCCGCTGGTGAAGCAGTCTGACCACGTCCAGCTTGTTGCCTTGCTCGACTCCGAGTCAGACAAGGCCTCTGTCACTACTGGTGTCGTGTTGACCGTTGATGATACGCAGGACTGTGAGCAGGCTACGTACACGTGCTCCTCGAAAGAGGGCATGTGTGGCGGAGTCGTGCTGAATCAGTTCGGCAAGGTCGTCGGCTTTCATCGCGGCACCGTGAAGGGCACTGTCAATGTGTTTGTTCCGATCACTCCGAATGTTCTGAGTCGAGCCACCGGGTCCGTGTCGTCTTTTCGCACGGCCCCCTCCCTGATTTAGAGAAGCTTGCAGCCTGGTACGCGAAGTACACGCCGCAAGCAGTTTTCAATTTAGGAATCGAGGGGGCAAGTAATCTGTACAGTCGCTATTTTCGCAGCGGCAATGTGGACCACTGTGGTAAAGCCAAGCGGTTCACGCAGATGAAAGCCAAAGAAGTGCCGAACAGTTCATTTGCAACCTACTGTCTACTCCGCGGGATCCCTATCCCTGAAGAGTACAGGCAGGTCAAGCCGAACTTACGCTCTGGCTACCAAAGCATCTCCAAGTACGACAAGGGGCAACCCGTGTTGGATGAGGAGGCGTGGCAGTTGGCTGGAGAGTGGGTGAAGCGTCATTTCGTGTTTATGGCTGAGTCAAAAGTCATGGACACGGAAACAGTGCTCCGTGAAATGGATATGACCACATCGTGTGGCTTTCCATGGAACAAAACATATCATCGCAAGTCCGATTTCTTCAAGGATAAGCAGATGAGTCAAGTCGTGGAAGACTACTGGGAAGAGCTCGCGCTCCCCCTCAGTGACGTTGTCCCAATATGGACCTGCTCGCAGAAGCGAGAGATTCGCAACCGTGCGAAACTCGAGCATCTTGACGAGCTAGGAGTGAACGTGCCAAAGCATAGAACTTTTCTGGCGTCCCCAGTTGAGTTCTCTGTTGCGGCCAATCGCCTG